CTTTAAAATTTCCCCGGGGGTAAAATTGAGAAAACGAGTTTGGAAAGTAGGCCTAAACTAAGGACTAAGTAGAAAGAAAGAGGAGACAACATGACCGATAGTATACTAAATGATATTAAGAAACTGTTGGGTATAGACAATACTTATACAGAATTTGACACGGATATTATTATCCACATCAATTCGGTCTTCATGATCCTCAATCAGTTAGGTGTAGGACCGAAAAGTGGATATAGAATCACAGGTTCGTTGAATACTTGGTCAGAATTTACCGATAATGAGTATGAGATGGAATCTGTAAAGAGTTATATTTATTTAAAGGTTCGAATGATGTTTGATCCGCCACAGAGTTCAGCGCTTATGCAAGCTATGAATGAACAAATTAAAGAATTTGAATGGCGATTGAACGTAGCGAATGATGTTAAGGAAAATTAACAAAGGAGGCCAGGGATGGGCAAGAAAGCAGACAAGCCTAGGCCGCTCCCTGCATTAGATCCAGATTCACGAGAGAACCAATTGATATCTCTCGCTGTAAATTTAGCAGAAGAAAAGTTGAGAGATGGCACGGCTAGTAACCAACTAATCGTGCATTATCTCAAACTTGGTTCTACAAAGGAGCGACTAGAAAAGGAAAAACTAGAACAAGAGAATGCACTTCTGAAAGCCAAAACAGAAGCTCTTGAATCAGCCAAGAAGAGTGAAGAATTGTATGCACAAGCTATTGCTGCTATTACAAGATATTCTGGGCATTACGAGGATGAAGAAGATGAGTAAGTCATATTCCGAACTTATAATGCTTCCAACTTGGCAAGAACGATTAGATTACCTATATTTAGGAGACAACAAGATTGGCGATGCAACATTTGGCGGCCATAGATGGCTTAACCAGAATTTATATAATTCTGTCGAATGGAAACGGGTTCGGAGGCAAGTAATAATTAGAGACAACGGATGTGATATGGGCGTTCCAGATTACCCTATAATCAATCAGTCGAAGATAATTATACATCATATGAATCCAATAACTATCGACGATTTATTACAGCAATCACCAATAGTGTTTGATATGGATAATCTTATATCTGTGTCATTTGGAACGCATCAAATGATACATTATGGAACACAACAAACCAGAGATATTTTAAGGCTTGATGGTAATCGATCGCCTAATGATACAAAATTATGGTAGGTTAATAAGCATTAATGCCCTGTTAGGAAGCGAACTTAGCTCCGTTTTTAACAAGTCGCCGAGAATTTTTTGGCTCCTTTCATCTCGTAAAAATTTCTAACGGGGTTTTAATGCTTATTAATCAGAAAGAGGTTAATATGCTTTATGATGAATATGTGGCGCGCGGAAACTATTTAGCCCACCACGGTGTTAAGGGTCAGAAGTGGGGCGTTAGAAAAGAGCAGTATAAAAGCGACATCAGATCAAGAATAAAGAGTAGTAGAAATGCAAAATCTACATTAAGAAGCGAAGCAAAAAGAGTAGGCGAAGATTTTAAAAGAAAACAATATAAAAATGTTGGAATACAGCTCGGGATTGGCACTGCTTTAGGTATTGGGGCGGTAGCGGCCACGTCATTATTGGCCGGACCCGCCGCGGCAATAACAGTTGCATCGCTTAAAGGTGTCGGAACCGCTGCTGGTTTAGTTGCAGCAGGCCATGGCGTCGCAAATAGTATGGATATGCATAGAAGATACTCGATCATTAATGAACTCGCAAGAGAAAATAATCTAACGCAAAGAGAGATATATAGAAGTCGTGAGGAATAAATCACGACATTACAAAATATTAATTTATTAATCGGAAAGAGGTCAATATGTTTTATAACGATCTATATTTAGAGCACCATGGTATTAAAGGCCAGAGATGGGGTATTAGACGTTATCAGAATCCAGATGGAACATTAACTGCTGCAGGAAGAAAGCATTATCAATACTCCGACAAAGAACAAAAACAAATGGCAGAAAAATTGCTGTCTAATGAAAAAAATCGGCGTAAAGGTTATGGCCCTATAAAAGTAAATAAAAAAGATTTTAAGAAAATAGATCCAAATAAAATCAGATCTGCAAAAGGTTGGTTTGAAGAAGGAAATCTTGAAACTTGGGATAATGTATCGAAATTAGTAAGAAATCGATTTAAAAATAACTCATCTGAATTACAAAAAGCTTATTATAAAATATTTCCTGGTATGAAAGAGCATGGTAAAATAAGCGATGAAGCCAAGATTGAGGACATATTGGATATGTTACATGAGGCCGGAGACATAAATAAAGAACTCAAAAATTTAGGAATAAACGATTCAAAATTGAATAAACGCGGAAATAATAGTTGGTACGCTAAATATTATTGGGAAGATGTACAATCAATAGCTAGAGATCTGGTTGGTGAACACGGTAATATGACAATAGGTAGCGTTAGCAAATATTTAGATACATCAGCAATGTCTTTGGCAGAAAATTATGTTGATAGATATTTAACACAAACTATTAATCGATAATATGTTCTAAAGGGGATATTATGTCATTATCAAATACAGCGACTCCTGTATATTATGGAAAGTTCAGAGATGCTGTATTAAGAGGGGAAATCCCAGTAAATAAAGAAATAGAAATGCAGATGAATAGGATCGATGATATTATAGCAGATCCTAGATATTTCTATGACGATGAAGCTATTCGAGGTTTTGTCGATTTTTGTGAAAGCGAACTAACCTTGACCGATGGCTCAGATTTAAAGTTGTTAGATACTTTTAAGCTATGGGCTGAAGACTTGTTGAGTTGGTTTTATTTTGTAGAACGTAAAGTTCCCGATCCGATAACTGGTGGATACAAGATAAAATACTTGAAAAAGCGACTAGTAGTTAAGCAATATTTAATAGTTGCAAGAGGTGCCGCTAAATCAATGTACGTATCGTGTCTACAAGCATATTTTTTGACTGTTGATAGTAGCACGACACAACAAATAACTACAGCTCCAACGATGAAGCAAGCTGAGGAAGTTCTTTCACCAATAAAGACGGCAATAGCAAGAGCTAGAGGGCCTTGGTTCAAGTTCTTAACAGAGGGCAGCCTCCAGAACACCACTGGATCCAAAGCAAATCGTCAGAAATTAGCATCTACCAAGAAAGGTATTGAGAATTTTATAACTAATTCTACACTTGAGATTCGACCGATGGAGATTGATAAGCTTAATGGTCTTAGGTCAAAAGTAAATAGTGTGGATGAGTGGCTTTCCGGTGATATCCGAGAGGATGTTGTCGGAGCAATTGAGCAGGGTGCTTCTAAAATGGAAGATTATATTATAGTCGCTGTAAGTTCCGAGGGTACTGTAAGAAATGGTCCAGGTGACACAATCAAAATGGAATTGATGTCAATGCTTAAGGGCGAATATTACAATCCTAGAACTTCCATTTGGTGGTATAAATTGGATGATATTCAAGAAGTATCAAACCCAGCAATGTGGATTAAAGCGCAGCCAAATATTGGCCAGACAGTTTCCTACGAGACATACCAGTTGGATGTCGAAAGAATGGAAGCCGCTCCAGCTAATAGGAATGATATTTTGGCAAAACGTTTTGGAATCCCTATGGAGGGTTACACATATTTCTTCACATATGAGGAAACCATTCCACACCCGAAACGAAATTACTGGCAAATGACTTGTTCGTTAGGCGCTGACCTTTCTCAGGGAGATGACTTCTGTGCATTTACGTTCTTATTTCCCCTTGAAGATGATTCTTTTGGCGTAAAAACCAGAAGTTACATCACAACTCTAACATTTTCTAAATTACCAATAGCTACAAGAGCTAAGTATGAAGAATTTATAAAAGAAGGAACTTTAGTTGTTCTGGACGGAACAGTTCTTGATATGATGGAAGTATATGATGATTTGGATAATCATATTCAGGAGATGGAATATGACGTCAGGTCATTCGGATACGACCCATATAATGCTCGAGAGTTCGTTGAAAGATGGACCGCTGAAAATAGCCCGTTTGGTATAGAAAAGGTAATACAAGGAGCCAAAACAGAATCGTTACCATTAGGCGAGTTAAAAATATTATCAGAAGAAGGAATGTTGCATTTCGACGAACAACTAATGAGTTTCGCGATGGGAAATGCAATAACTTTGGAAGATACTAATGGAAACAGGAAGTTATGGAAGAAGCGTTATGATGCAAAGATTGATAACGTAGCAGCCATGATGGACGCATATATTGCTTATAAGCATAATAGGGAGGCCTTTGAATAATGGAAAATAATTATTTATCCCATCATGGTGTTAAAGGCCAGAAATGGGGAGAGCGAAAGTACCAGTATGAAGATGGGTCTTTAACTGCTGAAGGCCGTAGGCATTATGGTTATGGCGATGATAATAGACAGCGTTTGCGAGCTGAAATTAAAGTCGTCAGAGAAAAAGCACGAGCCGAACGTAAAATGGCTAGAGTAGAAAATGCTGAGCGGATCAAGTATGAAAAGCAGAGGCAGAAACTGGACGCCAAAATACAGAAGGCAAAAGCTGCTGATAAGATTAAAGCCGAAAGGCAAAAAGAGAAGCAGGCATTAAAGGATACAAAGGATCAGAAAAGGCAAATAGCTGAATTCAAGAGAAAGCATCCTCTTCAGTATAATAGGATTAAGCCATATTTAAATAAAGATGGTGTCCTCACTGATGAAGGAAAGATGTTATTCTTTGGCAATGGACAGAAGAAGAATATTAAAAATATGTCCAACCAGGATCTCAAGAATGCGATAAATAGAATGCAGTTAAAAAACCAGTATAATGAGCAGGTGTCTAATTATAACAGACATGATCCGAAAGCCCAGGTGAAGTATCGAATTGCTAAGGTTGCCGGCGCCGGAATTGCCACTTTTATTGGAGGTATGCTCACTCAATCTGTTGGTGATTTTATGTCCGGTGGAAAAGATGAGGTAAAAGCTAATCTTAAAGAGAATGGTAAAAAAGCTGCATTAGCCGCAATAAGTTCCTCTGGAATAACGTTAACAAGTTTGATGGGGCTTTCTAGTAAAAAGGGTAATAAAGCCTATAATGCTTTCGATCTAAAGAATCTTTTTGATAATAACAATAAAAATGATAAAAATTCTAATGAAGGATCCGGAAAGTCAAAAAATAAGAAATCAGATTCGGAATGGATTAATGATTCTGCCAACAAAACATTTCAAAGGCATGTTAATAAAGTTAAATCAGAGGCCAGAGCTCAACGGGACATTGATAAATGGGATATGGAGCGTGTAAGAGTCGAAAACATGGTTAATAGAATAGCCAATACTAGGCGAGCTCAAAGCGTAGCCTCCAATTGGCAAACAACCTATCAATCTACTTATGACGCTGGTAGGGAAGCAGTTAGAAATTTAGGAATAAATTTAAATAATCCAATAAATAGCATCTATACCCCTAATATAGAAATTCCCGAAGAATTAAGGAGATGACGTATGAACTTTGTAGATAGACTAGCACATGCGTGGAATGCTTTCCAGAATAAAGATCCTACGCCATCTTTAACTTATAATCAACCTGGGTTTTATACAAGACCAGATAGGCATAGATTATTACCTGGGGTTGATAACACAATTATATCTTCTATTTACACCAGAATCGCAATTGATGTATCTGCTATAGATATTGAACATGTACGAGTAGATGAAAATGAAAATTTTGTAGAAAAAATAGAAGATTCGTCTTTGAATTATATATTTTCTACAGAGGCTAATATAGATCAGACATCTAGGGAATTTGTCAGAGATATTGTAATGTCTATGTTTGATGAAGGGTGTGTTGCTCTTGTCCCTGTAGATACTAATACTGTTCCTAAGAATCCAGGAGCTTTCGAGATAAATTCTATAAGAACTGGAAAGATCACTGAGTGGTATCCGGAAGCAGTAAAAATAGAAGTATATAATCAAAAGACTGGGGAAAAAGAAGAAGTGACAATGCCAAAGAGAACGGTCGGTATAATTGAGAATCCGTTATATTCTGTAATGAATGAACGAAATTCCACATTACAGCGATTGATTCGAAAGCTTTCGTTACTCGACCAGGTCGACGAGCAGTCGAGTTCTGGTAAATTAGATCTCATTATTCAGTTGCCATATATCATTAAATCTGAAGCTAGAAAGAAGCAGGCAGAACAAAGACGTTCGGAAATTGAAGATCAGTTAACAAATAGTAAATATGGTATTGCATATACCGATGGAACAGAAAAGATCGTCCAGTTGGGGCATCCCATAGAAAACAATTTGTTAGCACAGATCGAATATTTAACAAAGGTCTTGTATAGCCAGCTTGGCTTGACAGAAGCAGTATTTAATGGTACGGCAGATGATAAAGAGATGCTCAACTATTATAACCGAACAATAGAACCTATTATTTCGGCTATAACAGAAGAATGTCAAAGAAAGTTCATTACAAAAACAGGTAGGACTCAGAGACAGAGAATCATGTTCTTTAGAGATCCTCTTAAGCTTGTTCCTATATCTGAATTGGCAGATCTTTCTAATAGTTTGTCTAGGAATGAAATCCTTACGCCTAATGAATTTAGAGGCAGTATGGGATTTAAGCCCTCTGATGATCCAAGAGCAGATATGTTGGTTAATAGAAATATTAACACTGCTGACGGAGAAATGGGCTATGAACAGTACCCAATGGATTATGAACAATTTGCTAATGACCAATACGGTCAGATGGAAAACATAGATTCCCAGTTAGAAGATATGCGCAATATGTATCATGATGCATTATCCCACACAGGCGCAAATGAACCTCCGGGTGGATACTCTTCAAAATATTATGACCCTGAAAAAGCTCATGAATATTATGAGAAAACTAAAAAGTTGAAGGGTCGAAGATCCAACGCGGGTCTTAATGAAGCTGGTATAGAAGCTGCTGAATATATGCGTAAGCAGGTTGATGATGAGCACGCAAAAGAACTTGGTCTTCATACCGATGAAGCAAAGAGAAAGATGGAACAGCTTGACACAGATTTGGAAACAACTGTAGAAAGCATATCCAATAATCTTTCGACTGCGTTAGAGGCTGCTAGAAATGCTACCGAAGCAAATATTGAAACAGCAAAAGCCAGACTTCAGGCAGTAATATCTAATTCTTCAGAAAGAATACAGAATCAGGTTAATCGGCTTAGAGATAAGATGGAAAGTGCTCCTAGCGCTGCAGCTAGAAGAGGCTTTGAAAATCAGATAGAGCAGTTGGCTGAAACAAATGCTAAGAATAGAGATGCCTTATCTGAACAGTTTGCTGAGGAATATGCGACAGCTAAGTCAAATTATTCTTCAACTGCAGAACAGTTATCTACTAAGGCCGAGGAAGATGTAGAGAAAGCTAAAAAGAATGCATCGACTAGCAAAGAATCTGTAAAGGCTGACTATCAAAAGATAGTTGAAGATTTAGAGGAAAAGTATGGTCAGATAATGGTAGATGAGATGGATAAGATTCGAGCGAATCCCGCATATCAGGAAGAGAAGAAATCAAAATCAAGTGGCAGCGGCTCGTCTTCTAATAGAAGTATGGGCTCCAGTTACTACAATTCCATATCTGATTATATGAGAAGAAACAATAGAAATAACAACAGGAGGTAAACATGGCAAAGTGGGATTTTAGTGGTTATGCCACTAGAAACGACCTCAAGTGCGGCGATGGTAGAACCATTCGTAGAGATGCATTTAAGGATAATGACGGCCAGACAGTTCCACTCGTTTGGCAGCACGTACATGACAATCCTGATAATGTATTAGGTCATGCTGTTCTTGAGAATCGTGAAGATGGAGTATATTGCTATGGCTATCTTAATCATACTCAGCGTGGAGAAGACATGCGTGAGATGATAGCTAATGGCGATGTGTCAAAGCTCTCTATATTTGCTAATAAGCTTGTTCAGAATGGCGCCGATGTTATTCATGGAACAATTCGAGAGGTCAGCCTTGTATTGGCTGGTGCTAATCCCGGAGCGTTTATCGATAATATTAGCATTGCTCATAGTGACGGTTCGTATTCTGAACTCGAGGACGAAGCAATTATTTATTCGGATTCAGATATTATTCATGGTGATACTGAAGAAGATACAAATGAGGATTCTAAGGATTCTGAAAAGACTGATGAAGTCGAAGATCCTGAGGATTCTGAAGAGACTGAAGAAGTCGAACATTCAGATGATAAGGAGGACCAGAAAATGGCCAAAGAGGATAAGACGGTACAGGATGTTCTCGACTCTATGTCAGAAGAGCAGAAGAATGTAATGTATTATTTGATCGGCGCCGCTCTTGAAGAGCAGGGTGCTACAGCAGAACATGATGATTTAGGAGATGACGAAATGAAGCACAATATTTTTGACAACACAAGCGAGCAGAAGAATGAAACTCTTTCTCATTCCGAGATCGAGGAAATCTTTAACGAGGCAGTAAGTGGTAAGGCAAGTCTTAGAGATACATTCCTTGCTCATGGTATCGTAAATATCGATTACCTTCTCCCCGAGGCAAAGCTTCTCAATAAGGAGCCTCAGATCATTAACGATGACCAGGAATGGGTATCAGATGTAATGAATGGCGTTCATAAGAGCCCTATGTCCAGACTCAAGACCATTGTTGCTGATATTACAATGGAAGAGGCAAGAGCTCTTGGATATGTAAAGGGTACAAAGAAGGATCAGGAGCAGTTCGGTCTCCTCAAGAGAGAGGTAACACCTCAGACAGTCTATAAGCTCCAGAAGTTTGATAGAGATGATATTCTCGACATCACTGATCTTGATGTAGTTGCTTGGGTTAAGTCCGAGATGAGAATCAAGCTCAAGGAAGAGATCGCAAGAGCTATTCTTGTTGGTGATGGCAGACTTAATTCTGATCCTCATAAGATTAAGGAAGATAAGGTTATCCCGATTTACAAGGATGTTTCTCCTCTCGTTGGATACGACTCTCAGCTTAACGGCCACAACATTTCTTCTGCAACATTCGCATTCAGAAGAATCATTGAGGTTCCCGCTAATGCTACAGCAGCTGATAAGGCTGAGCTCCTTATCGATGAGGCAGTTAGAGCTCGTGTAGATTATAAGGGTTCTGGTTCACCTAAGTTCTATACAGGTCCTTCTCGTCTTGCTGAGATGCTTCTTATTAAGGACTCTATGGGCAGAAGAATCTACGATTCCGAGTCTTCTCTCTCCACAGCTATGAGAGTTAGCGGCTTCACAGAAGTTCCTATGTTTGATAATGTTTCCAGAACAGAAGAGGTCGAGAATGTAGAGAAGACATTTGAACTCGCTGGTATCATTGTTAACCTTAGAGACTACACAATCGGTATGGATAAGGGCGGCGAGACAACCCTCTTCGATGATTTCGATATCGACTACAACAAGTACACATATCTGTTGGAGACAAGACTCTCTGGTATGCTTACAAAGCCGTTCTCTGCTATCATCATGGAGTTCACAGCTGCTTCTTCTGAGGGCTGATAGGAGAAAATCAAAATGGCTAAGTATTTCGGCGAAGTAGGATATAGAACGACGATTGAGACGGAACCAGATGTTTGGGATGAAGAAATAGTCACTCGCAAATATTACGGTGATACTATTAAGAATTATGTCAGAATGTCGTTTGGTGATTTTAACACCACGATAAAGACCCCTCAGTGTAATAATTCTATAAGCATAGTCGCTGATCCTTATGCCTTTGAGAATTTTCACAATATAGTATATGCAACGTTTATGGGTACAAAATGGACAGTAAGTAGTATAGATGTCCAATACCCTAGACTTGTACTTACTCTAGGGGGTGTTTATAATGACGAACAGACTGACTCTTAGTAGAGTATTGCATGATATTTTGGGAACTGATAACGTCTATTATAACACCCCAGAGTCTCAAAAAATGAATTTTCCATGTATTATATATAATCGGTCTTATATATACGACTATAAGGCCGATAATATTAAATATTTGGATTATACAACATACAAAATAATTGTGGTTAGTAAAACTCCTGATCATCCGGCTATTAAGAAAATTCTTAAAATGCCAATGACAAAGTTTTCTACCCAATATCAAAAGAATGGATACTATCACGATGTGATAATATTAAATCAGAAAGAGGTACAATAATATGGCAAAGTTGCTTTGGGACCAGATCGGCGAGAGAACCTATGAAACAGGTGTCGATCATGGTATTTTGTTTGTTAATAATAATGGTACGTATGGTAATGGCGTTGCTTGGAACGGCCTTACAACAGTAACTGAGTCTCCCTCAGGTGCTGAAGCTTCCGCTATCTATGCAGATAATATTAAGTATTTGAATCTGTATTCCGCAGAGGAGTTCGGTTGCACAATCGAGGCTTACACATATCCTGATGAGTTCGGTGTATGTGACGGTTCTGCAGATATTGCTACTGGTGTAAGTATCGGCCAGCAGGAGAGAAAGTCCTTCGGTTTTGCTTATAGAACAAGACTCGGTAATGACACAGAGGGTGATTCTTATGGTGAGAAGATTCACCTCATTTATGGTTGCCGTGCTTCAACAACTCAGAAGGGTTATTCCACAGTTAATGACTCTCCTGAGGCTATTAACTTCTCTTGGGAAGTTACAACAACACCGGTTCCCGTAACAGGTTTTAGACCTACTGCTAATGTAATCGTCGATTCTACAAAGACCGATGAGACAAAGTATAATCAGCTCCTTGCTATTATTGAGGGTACTGATGATACTTATACAAAGACAACTTCTCAGCCTGCTGATTGGTCAACCAATTATACAGACTATTATACAAAGAGCGGTAACACATATACACCTGTTCCTGAAGGTTCTGGAGCACCTACATGGGCTGCTGATACCTATTACTCAAAGACAGCCGGAACTGCTTCCAGACTTCCTCTCCCCGAAGAGATTATGGAACTTATGGCTGCTGGTTGATGAATTAAGTTATATTTTGGGGTATTCAGTTCGGCTGGCCCCTTTTTATTTTTTATTAAGTAAAGGAGACAAAACAAATGTATAAGAAGACTATTAAGTATACGGATTATAATGGGGTAGAAAGAGAAGAGGATTTTTATTTTCACCTTGATCAGGTTGAATTGACCGATATGGAGCTTAGTGTAGACGGCGGTTTGACAGCGTATATTAGTCAGCTCGTTAAGGCTAGTAACACACGTGAATTGGTAGAGACTCTTAAGATGATCATCAATAAGTCATATGGTGTAAAGTCACCTGATGGTAGAAGATTCATGAAGAAGCCCGAGTACCTCGAGGAGTTTATGGAGACACCTGCATATAGTATTCTCTATATGGATCTTGCAACTAATGAAGAAGCTGCAGCAGAGTTCATCAATAAGGTGGTCCCGACAAATCTGTCTTCTAGTGTAAATAAGGCTTCTATTGAAAAATTGATGGCCGATAATAAGCCGGCCACAACATAATGTTGGAAATTCATGTCGATCCCCCTGAATATTTTAATGACAAAACAAAAGAATTCGTAAAAGCTCCTATAAAACCGACGACATTGCAATTAGAACATTCGTTGATCTCCATATCAAAATGGGAATCAAAATGGCACAAACCATTCTTAGAAAATTCTAATACATTGACTTCGGAGGAAATAATAGACTATATAAAGTGTATGACAATTTCTCCTGGAAAGGTCGAAGATGAAGTATATTTTTCAATGTCGCAGAAAAACATAAATGACATTATAGAGTATATACGAGATCCAATGACCGCAACTTGGTTTGCAGAAGAAAAGAACAAACCAAGATCTAGAGAAATAATAACATCCGAATTGGTATATTATTGGATGGTCGCTTTACAGATACCATTTGAATGTCAAAAATGGCATATCAATCGTCTGTTAACATTGATACGAGTATGTAATGCTAAGAATGAGGAATCGACATCTAAAAATAAGAATAAAATGAGTAAGCGTGATCTTATGAGTAGAAACGCGGCTCTTAACGCACAACGAAGAGCTAGATTAAACTCGAAAGGATAAGTATTATGGAAGAAGAAAAGATCGAATTTACCCCTCTTGAGGTTGTTGATAAGCTCGAGTTTGATGACACGGAGTTTACTGATGAACTCGGCGGTAAGGAAGAAAATGAGCCTCTCAATGAGAAGCCTCATAAGCAGAAGAATGCAGTAAAGGCGGTTTACACGAATAGTCCGCTCGTCACATATACAAAGTTGAGTCCTTGTAAGAATTCTCCTAGAAATCATGCAATTGATACAATTACGATTCATTGTATGGCTGGAAATATGACTGTAGAGTCATGTGGAGCTCTGTTCTCCAAGTATTCAAGAGAGACGAGCTCAAACTATGGTATCGGCTCGGATGGACGAATCGCTTTGTATGTAAATGAGTCCGATAGATCTTGGTGCACATCCAATAGAGCTAATGACCATCGAGCAATAACTATCGAGGTTGCAAATGATGGCGGTGCTAATACTGGTTGGCATGTGTCCGACAAGGCAATGGCATCTCTCATTAATTTGGTAACAGATATTTGTCAGAGGAATAACATTCCTGAGCTTAGATGGAAGGCTGATAAGAACCTCATCGGTCAGGTCGATAAGCAGAATATGACGGCTCATAGATGGTTTGCTGCAAAGGCTTGCCCGGGTGATTATTTGTATAATTCATTCGGATCTATTGCCGAGCAGGTTAATAAGAGGGTTAAGGGTGAGACTACTAAGCCTGCTACAGAAAAGAATGTAGAGCCTTTTAAGCCGTTCCTTGTTAGTATTTCTATAGCAAACCTCAATATTCGTAAGGGGCCTGGTTCTAATTTTGAGAGAACAGGAAAGTATACTGGTAAGGGTATATTTACCATTGAAGAAGTAATTGATGGTAAGGGATCTAAGACAGGCTGGGGTAAGCTTAAGTCCGGCGCTGGTTGGATCTGTATGGATTACGCAAAGAAGATTTGATATTATTGGAGGGTATATCTATGATTAGTATATCTAGTAGAGGTAATTATAGACAAACTATAAATTATTTAGAACATATAGATCATAATCTAGATATATCCTCCGTTTTAGATAAGTATGGTCAAATGGGTGTTGAACGCTTATCTGAGGCAACTCCTGTAGAATCTGGAGAAACAAGGGATTCATGGGAGTATGATGTCAAACAAACACGAACAGGATATACAATAAATTTTTATAATACAAATCAAAATGACGGTTACCATATAGTTGTTCTTATTAGATATGGGCATGTAACCATTGATGGACGATGGATTGATGGTAATGATTTTGTTGAGCCAGTGATTCAAGAATTATGTGGCGAATTACAAGCAGAATTCTAAAAGGAGGTAAATATGCATAGTTCAGATGATAAAATAGTATCAATATCATTTGATAATAAGAAGTTTCTGGATGAAGTACAGAATACTATAAAAGCATTAGAGCAATTAAACGATGCTGCCTCCGGTAAAAATTTAAATACTAGCGGTCTAGAGAATGCATTTAGTAATCTTAGTAGATCAGCAACATCAAACATCGATGCAATTAATAAGACGGTTCAAGATACTAGTTCTTATTCTGCATTAACGAGTAGCGTAAGTGAAACCAGTAGAGAATTCTCCGCTCTAGAAGTAGTAGCGGTTGGTGCATTGCTTAGTATTGGTAATGCTGCTATGGGATTAGGTTCTCAGATAGCGGGCAGTCTAACTCGTGGTATTCGAGATGGTTGGCAAGAGTATAATTTACAGATAGATTCTACTCAGACAATTCTTGCAAATACTGAGCGTTATGGTACCACTTTGTCAGATGTTACAGCCGCATTAGATGAGTTAAATGAATACGCGGACAAGACAATATATAATTTCTCGCAGATGACTCGTAACATTGGTTTGTTTACCACAGCTGGAATGAATCTTGAGGATTCAGTAACAGCTATAAAGGGTATGTCAAACCTTGGTGCTGTATTTGGTGCCGACAATGCTGCTATGGCCCGAGCAACTTATCAGATGTCTCAGGCTATGTCGTCCGGTTATGTTAAATTAAGAGACTGGATGTCAATGGAAAACGCCGGAATGGGTGGAAAGCTCTTGCAGGAAGAGTTGATAAGAACCGCCGCTATAATGTCCGGTCAGTCTGTTGATGCTTTTAAAGAATATATAGGATATTCCAAGGGCTTTAGAAATACATTGGAAGCCAATTGGCTTACGGCCGATGTATTTATGGAAACCATGCGTAAATATGCAGGGGAATCCAGAGAATATTGGGAATCCTTAAAAGCCGCTGATGGTAGTAGATTATATACCGACGAAGAGATAGATGAACTTATGCAGATCGCTGCATCTGCAGAAGAGGCCGCAACAAAAGTAAGAACCTTCAAAATGATGATGGATTCTGTCGCAGAAGCGATAGGTTCTAGCTGGGCTCAGAGTTTCAGAATATTATTTGGTAATCTTGAAGAAGCAAAAGATTTCTGGACGCCTATTAATGAAATGATAGCCGGCGAACACGGTATAATCACGAGCATTGCCGATTTTAGAAATTCTGTATTATCGTTATGGGCCGACATGTATAGAGCATCTACTATAGATGATCTAATGCAATATTTAGAGGGAATAAATGATATTTTGAGAGCTATTGGCGCCGGATTTGTAAAAGCATTTGGTAGACCTGGTAAAATAGCTCAGCAAATAGGTTTAATACTAGAACCGTTAAGTGATCTTGCTTACACGCTTCGTTTGGACGAAGATGAGTTGCAAGATATTACTGATTTGGTGGCTGGCTTATTAGCTCCATTTACTTTGGTGGCTGATGTTATTAGAGAATTCGTAAGGATATTCTTTAATGCTGGCGATGCCATGAATGAGTTCGATACTAGAACTGGTTCATTGGTAGATACTTTACGACCCATAAGAAAAGCAATATTAAATGTTGTTGGTGCTTTTGGTAGATTCTTAACAATAACCACTCAGATAGTACGAGAAACAGGAATTATTCATAAATCATTTTCTGTTTTGTCAGCTGTATTAAGAGTTACTTATAATATAGTTAGTAGAATATTTGGTGGCATATTCTCATTATTAAGATCATTGTGGAATAGATATAATATTACTGATGTTCTCGTTAATTTTACTTTGATTGCTAATAATGAGATAATAAAACTGGGCAATGCAATAAATAGTTTAATTGGTGATCTTAAAGAATTTTTCTATTTATTTACTAGAGGATTAGGAGCGATCGATTTAGATCCATTAAATGATCTCTATACTATATTTAATGCGGTCGAAACTTTGATAAAAGATATTTTAGATCCTACAATGTCTTTAGCTGCCGCTATGGATAATTTCAAAGCAGCAATAAGTTCGACTTCAGTATATAGAACTATAAATTATATTGCTGCTAGTTTTAGAACACTTATTGGCATTATAAGGTCCTCTGAATTGAGGCCCTATATAGATCAAATAGGCAATATACTTTCAAAAGTATATACCATATTCAAATACACTATAGGTGCTGTAATATATGGAGTATTACGACTCAAAGATATATTATCAACCACAAATATTGGTGAATATATTTTGAGTATCGGAACTGCATTTCAGACAGTATTTAATAAGCTAAAGCGTACAAGATTTGGCGAGTTTATATCTAATATAACTACAAATATTAGTACGTCACTTGAGCATTTATCAGTTATATTTAGAGGTAATAAAGTTACTAGGGAAGCCATATCTTTCATAGGCGATGTAAAAGATGCATTGACTGTTGAAGGTGGATTGCCAAAAAACAATATTATTTCTTTTGTAAAAGATATTAGTGATAAGGTCAATGATACTGCTGGAAAGTTAGCTAATGGTGAAACATTTAAGCAAGTAAAAGATGTGCTTGAGAATGTAAAAGAGACATCTAAGCAGGCGGTATCTATCGCTGATGCAATACGAAGCGGCAATATAGATACATCAAGTATTAATTATGTAACCGTTATTTTTGAGACTATAATAAATGTAGTACGCAATATCGGTGAGAAGTTATCTGCAATTGGTTCCGGTGTATTCAACGCTGTAAAGAACGGCCTGCAATGGATAGCTGACACATTGTCCTTAATGGCATCTGGTGAACGTTATAGAGATCTGGATAATGCTCAGAGATTCTATGATATAGTTCAGATGTTTATCCGAATATTTACCAAAATTGCATCTTCCGTTCTTATGTTTTTAACAGTATTAAGTGGCCTTAGATGGGCTAGCGCTGTTAAATCTATAGGCGAAGGAATAGAAGCATTTGGTAAGGGTATAAAAAAGGCGTTTGCTGCTAAGCAGTGGGCTAACATAGCTAGTATATTTAAGACAGTTGCAGTATTAGTTATCGCTATCATGGCGGGTGTATTCCTTATATCAAAATATGCCGATGTTGACAAATTTACTGAAGTATTAATGTCAGTTAGTATTGCCGTTGGCGGTTTGTTGATGGGTGTATCTGCTATGGTGCTCATTATTATGGGTGTCGGAGCTAGTATAGCGAAGAGTTCAAAGAAATTTGGATTTGACTCGGTAAAAACTATCAGAGCTATAAGTAATATATTTAGATCTGTAACTGCTATATTAACGAGACTGATGTTATTTACCTATGCGATTGCTAAAATAGCATTAGAGGCATCGCAGTTGAGTGATACTGAGTACGCACGTTTCCATGAGTCATTATGGTCAATGTTCGGTATATTTGCCGGCATATCAGCTATATTAGGCTTGTTAACATTAGGTGTTGTTGGTTTGAGTAAGATGATAACACCTTTGGAAGCAGCTATAGCACCTTTTGTTGCCGGAGACAATATGTTAGTTAACCCGATGCAGCAAGTGCTATATGCAGTAAAAACTATAACATCGCAGATAGTCGCTATTATGTTGGCTATATCAGCATCGATGGCTATAATATCGTTTGTATCAAAAGATGCAAATGAATTAGAAGCAGCCATGACCGGTTTTACTATATTGATGGGAGTAATAATGGCTGGTATAATAGGCATAATAGCACTTATCGCTATAGTTAGTGCGAGTGTTAACTCAGAAGATGGTACGTCGATAGGTGTTAATGTTGATAAATTCACCGAAGCTACAGATCAGATATTAAAATGTGTAACACGGATAGCGTTAGCTATATCGTTACTATCTATAACCTTATCTGTTTCATTTGCCATTATCACAGCTGGAATAGCTGTTCTTAGCGGAATAGTTAAATTATTAGATGATAAATCTAGAAAGAATGTCTTAATTATACTTGGCGGAATAGCTGCATTCTTGCTATTACTTATAGGAGAATTCACAGCAATAACTGCTATTGCCGCATTAGCTCCGATAGGAACCGCTATGGGCAGTAGAATATTAGCTATCGCCGGTGCTATCTCAATTATGGCAGTTGGAATTGGTGTTATATGCACTTCACTGGCTGCTTTGTTGGTAGTTACAAAGAATATAGCATGGACTAGATTGGGCTTCGTTGCTCTTATAGTCGAGGGCATATTTGCCACGGTTGGAATAATTTTAAAAGCATTGGCTGGATTAATTTCCACCATACCGACATTAAGAGTTTCGACTTTAGTTGGTATAGCGTCCTCATTTGTGATTATGTCATCTAGTCTTAGCATTATATCTGGTTCATTAATAGCCATTGCTTTGCTACCACTAGATAAAATAAAAGCTTCTGGTATAGCAATAGGGGTTATATTTGCGGTTATGTCTGTTGTTTTACTTGGATTGTCTATGTTGTCGACTATCCCGGGTGGAACGTTAGCTATGGGTGTTGCCGCTGGTGCTATATTCGCTATGTCAGTAAGCATATTGGCGTTAGGCACGGCTATGTTACAGGCAGCCAGGGGTGTTAAGACATACGCTCAGGCGTTGCAGATATTCCAGACACTTAATGGAAATAGAATAAAAAAGAACATGGTATCTGTTGCTGAAGCAATACCCGAAATCGCCAAGACGATACATAGTCAGTTCAATGTAATTAGGACTACTATGCAAGAATTAAGCGTAACAATAGGTACTGGCTTTGCTACTGCGTTGTTTACTGGCGTTGAGATGTTCAACACTTTAGTAATAGCAAATATTGGAGCTATTACGAGCAGTATAGGTGCAATCTTTATAGGTATAATATACGGAATATTGCTGGTTGTAAAGGAATTCTTAGAAACAATCGTAAAGCCCGGAAGTATTCTTTGGGATATTCTCGATATTCTTGGAAAATTCCTTGTTCAGGTTTCTGAATATGCTGGCTATTACGGAACTTTGATAGTTGTACAATTATTTGAAGGAATAATTGATGCTATATACGATATAGGTTGGGATACTTATATCGCGCAGGCATTAAATACCGTATGGACAAGCGTTAAGAATTGGTGGGCAGAAAACGTATCTCATTGGCTTGAAAGTCGAATAAATGAGGTAGTTACAGCCGCTAGATTAGCATCTAATATGGATGATCTTGAAGATAACTGGGATCGAATTGAAGATATAAACAGTAGAATATCTGAAATAGAAAACACTTATTCTAGAGATCAATACGGAAGATTTATAGACCCTACAAATGGTTCAGATTTGTCATATAGTGATGCATTAGGTCCTTGGCGAGAATATAGAGATCTTATAGAAGAGCGAAACAGTCTTATTAGTGAAAACGACGATCTGATGGATACTCGATCTGATATATGGTCCATTTATGATGGTGTAAATGATCAGATTCAAGAGGAAATAGATACGACGGTAAACTATAATAATCAGCTACACTCCACTATAGATGATATGCTTGCCGAAGATCGTAGAGCTAGACACATATTTGATAATGCTCCGAATGAGAGCGATTATACTGGGTATTCTACATATGTTCCCGATCAATATCGTGGTCAGGCGATGGATGATAGAAGATCTACAGATACTCTTTCCGCGGGCATATCAAACCTTGGAGAAACTATTCGTGGTTTCTTAGGAATTACTGAGGGTCAAACTCTTGGCGATGTTCTTATGGGATTCCTAGGATTTGAAGGTGGCATGGATATATTTGGTTCTGCTGGTCAATCTAGTGGAGAGAATTTTGTTACTGGATTTGGTGACGCTCTCGAAGCCAATAATTATAATATGGATAATATTATAAATGCTGACAACGTTGACTATAGCGGATTCCAGTACGCTCTTCAGGAGTCTACCGAATTGCCCGAAGATGTATCTAATCCCGTCATTACCCCTGTTATCGATGATACAGAATTTAATATGGGTCTCGATAAATTGGTTGATACTTGGAATAACAAGACATATGACGCATTTGCACTCGATGTTGGAAATTCTATGACACTTAGAGAGCAGGCTGAGGGTGATGCTGCAACCGATGGTAACGTATCTTATAGTTTCACACAGTATAATTATTCTAACCAGGATTTGACTCGTACAGAGTTGTATCTTGATTCTCGTAATCTCTTGAGGGGTTCGGGAAACTTTAGAGTTAATTAATAACAGAAAGGACACATAGACATGCTTTTATCGGTAAATGTACTTAATCCGTCTAATGACGAGCTTATCATGGAATTGACTAATCCAGAGAAAAGTGGGTTCACCATTCGTCATATTGACGGTATAGGTCCTACTAAATCTAACATCAATGTCTATGATGTCCCTTCTATAGATGGTGGATTATTTAATAGTGCTAGGACACAGTATAGAAATATTGTCCTTAAGTTGGGTTATATGTGGATCACAACAGGCGACCACACGACACCTACAATTGAGGATGCTAGACATTTGTCCTACAAGTATTTCCCCCTGAAGAGAAAAATCCGGCTCGAGTTCGTAACGGACTATAGGACTCTGTATATCGATGGGTATATAGAGTCCAACGAGCCGGATATATTCTCTAAGGATGAGGTAACGACCATCTCGGTCATCTGCCCCGATCCTAATTTCTATGCATCCGACACAGAATACGGATACATAAATTACGCAAATCAAAATGAGTTTGAATTCCCGTTCGATAACGACAGTCTGAACGAGAAACTCATCGAATTCTCATCTATTTATCCGTCTAATTCCTGTAAGATAGATTACAAAGGCGATAATATTACAGGTGTAAAGATGGAATTATATTTTGAGGACTGGATTCCTAGTTCTCAGGAGATGACTATATCTTTTATCAATAAGATACAGTCTTCTGTTATCACGGTAAATCCTAATAGAATCGTTAAGACATCTAAGTATAAGGTTTGCCCTGGTAGCAGATTAATAATTAATGGTAAACCAGGTTCTAAGGGCGTTGAATTCCAGCGCTTATTTAAGACATATAATGTATTTAACGCTATAACGTTAGAGGACGATTGGCCCACATTATATCCTGGCGAAAACACAATAGTATTAAGAGCTGGTGGTAGTACAGACGCTATAAAAGGAAGAGTAATCTATAATACATTGTACGATGGAGTGTGATATTTATGCGTATTATTACTAGAGACATAACTATGACGCCGTTAAATGAGATCGACATGTATACTTCCATGATATGGACAGATCGATATTCCACGACAGGAGATTTTGAGATTTGTGTTCCATGCACAACTACCAATAAAGAATTGTTTGATAAGTCGTCTTTCCTAACCATCGACAAGTCAGATAGAGTAATGGTTATAGAGAAAAGACAAGTAAAGACCAAGGTAGACCGAGCCGACGAGTACATCATTAGCGGCCGGTCTGCTGAAAGTCTTTTAGACAGACGTGTAATCATGGGCACAATGACATTTGGTATTGCTCCTCACGATGAGGAGACAAATGAAACGGCGTCTCAGAATTACGCAGTCGGTGATTACTTAGTATGGTATGGTGCTCTCTGTCGAGTAATAAAGGCTATGAACGGAGGCGACCGAATCATACTGTATAGACCTGAAAAGGGTAATTTATTCGAGGCGACAATCGTTGCTGCTGGTCCAGATGAAGAAGCAGCTCTTACGGAGCCCATCGAGGACATCGTAAAGGCCATGCTTAACGCGACAATTCTCAATCCAACAGACCCCACTCGTAAATTTACTAATCCTAAATGGCGTTATGTGGAGTCAACGGATAACAGAATTAAAGAAATCAAAATGGCAGCTTCATTTGGTAATGTAAATTTGTATGATGCTATATCTTCACTTTTGGCTGGTTCTGGATTAAGCTGTAAAGTTGTCTGGAACGAAGATACAGAGACAATGGACTTTTCTCTATTTATGGGTGTAGATCATTCTGTAGCTCAGTCAGAGAATATGGTAATTAATTTCAAGACATCTCTTGATAATTTGGTATCTACTGATTTCATTACGGATGATGCTGGATATAAGACTTGCGCTTATGTCATCGGAGCAGAAGACGATAAGAAGACTCGTACTATATCTGTTGCGGATGAGTACGGTAGAGTGTCAAATTACGAATATGATAACCCTAATTACCGTACGACATGGTGTCAGCAGGTCAGCTTAAGTGGTACAGGCATGTCATACAATCGTAGAGAAGTGATAGTCGACGCGTCAGATATTGATAGATATCAGACAGTCAATACCAATTACGGTAGGACTGCTAATGACGTACCAGTCACAGAGGTTGACTATCGTGCCATGCTTAGAACTCGTGGTAGAACAGAGTTGATGAATATGTATAGCACATATGATTTGACAGCTGAGATATTACCAGATATGTTCTATAAGTATATGGTGGATTACACTTTAGGTGACACGATATCTATAGAAGACCGATTTGGTAACACAATTAATGCTTCTGTAACAGAGCTTATATTCTCCCAGGACGCTAGCGGATACAAGGCATATCCTACAATAGAGACCATCGGTGCTGTTGACGGTATGGATCAGTTGGTTAGTATATTTGTCAATAATCCGATACATGTCAATACTAGTAAGAAACTCATCATACCCGATATAAGGTCTGAGCTGGAGGATCTTAGAAGTAAGACATATATTGCGTATTATGTAGCAGATATTATTGACTATTTGCTAGCCGAGCATTTGATTTATGCGTCGGGCACAAGAGTAGTAGTGCCATCACTTAATGATATGGACACTATGGTACTCGGAGGTAGCATAACCGATATTTATATGCATCCTGAGAATTATTCTATGGTGAATACTAGAGCTTTGCAATTTGTGAAGTTCATGAAAGATAATCAATTTAAAATAAATGCGACACAGATTATTATACCTCCGTATGATGATTTGCCTGCCGCTATACAATAAGGAGGTATCAGATGGCAGTTACTGGTGGATTTTTTGATGCTGTCGAGCATGATCGACTGTATAATGCTGAAGATGTCGGTTCGCTATTAGACGGCATCATAACCGACGGTATATTAAATACTTATGGTAGCCATTTCGAAGTAACTAGAAGTAGCGGCTTGAGTGTTATTGTCGGATCTGGTAGAGGCTGGTTTAAGAACACTTGGATTAAGAACGATGACAATTTGACTCTTACAGCCGAGCCAAATACCACAGGCAATACAAGATACGATACGGTCGCTATTGATATTAACAAGACCGATGATGTTAGAGCTAATAATATTATAATTGTTACAGGTACGAGTGACCCTGCTGGTGCTACATTGATAGACGAGGCAGCTCATAAGCAGTATCCTGTGGCTAATATCGTGGTCGATGCGACTGGTTCGAGCATTACGAACGTAATAGATCGTAGGAATGAGATATATGCTCAGAACCCACTCGTCGTTAAGCCTTATTGGCCCGTTGGATCTATATTTATGACAATGGACATTAATTTTGACCCAGCTGTATCATTTGGTGGTATATGGGAGCAGATTAGTGGACGATTCCTCATTGGTTGCGGTGGTAGCAGCGGATTGAATTGTGGAAACACAGGTGGATCATGGGAGCATACTATAACCGTTAATAACCTCCCCTCACATAATCACGCTAGTGGTAATTTAGCTATATCGGGTGCTGATGTTAGTATCGGATTTGTTAGAGCTACTGATGGTGCAGCAGTAAATACTGTTATGGGATGGGCCGATGCAAATGGTATGGATAGGGCCCAGGCCGGTACTACCAACTATTTGCCTGCTGATTGGGATTATCCGTTTGGTTTCCAGGGTTCTCAGTCCGGTAGTGTTGATAGATCTACAATTCCTATCGCTCCGTCTAAGGCTGTTACGGACGAAGTATATTCTACGTCTAATACACATTACCATTCTATCTCTGGTTATACTGGAAATGCTGGTAATGGTGCCGCTATGACGATTAAACCTCCATATTTAGCAGTCTATATGTGGAAGAGAGTAAGTTAAAAGGAGTAAATCAAAATGGCTAATGAAGTTACATCATTTGAGGTTCAGGGGAATGAATATGACGTAAATCCCCATTTAACATTTGATTCAACGCCTACTGTTGGAAGCTCCAATCCTGTAACTTCTAACGGTATAGCGCTTGCTGTACAGAGTGCCGCTATCGGAACTGATATTTCAGTAGGCAGAACAGCTGGTACTCCTGTTGGATATTGCTCTATTGCATACGGCGAAAATAACACCGCCTCCGGTGATTACAGCATTGTTTTTGGTAAGAATAATAAGTCTCTTTATACTGGAAATATTATTAGTGGCGAATTAAATGTTTCTTATAATAATGATAACGCTATATTTGGCATGCGCAACAATAATAATGGCTACGCTAGTTTAATATCCGGTTCTGGAAATATTGTTGGCCTTAAGATACAAGAAATCACCGAGTCGTCTTATCCCGATTATGAGCATGGCGATGGCCTGGTATATATTGGCTATGTTAATCCTTCTACAAATAAGATATATTATGATGAACAGATGACATCTGAGATATCGATTGATCGACGCTATGCTAGTGATGAGTTTTATTTTGTAGATAAGAGGACATATAACAATCAGCAGCCTGGTGATGTATATTTATATAGTAGGGATGTATATCAGTCTGGGGTCGTGTTTACGGCTAAAAAATTAAGACCTGAATATGCCAATTTTACTAATTATTGTAGAAGTTTGACTTATTGTTTTAAAGGTGCTTGTTATTATAATGCCGCAAATGACGCAATATATTCCGATGCTGCAATGGAACACGGAATTGCTGACCCAGAAGCATTTAATAGGCCTCTATATTTTGATATAGTTGACGGCAGTTTTATATTTTATCGTGGTAATAATCCGATAGCCAGTGCTCCTAAATGGAATCGAGTAAAAGTATATAAGGGATTGGCTGGCGATAAAATGTCAACCAAGAAAACTTATTGGGGTATTTATGCCTATGTTGATAGGCGCCCAGGCGGTAATACGGCATTTCATGTTTATTCTTCTTCAGATTTAGATTCGAGTGAGGATATTACTGACCAGTTACTCGATGGAGAGGCGGTTTGTGATTTAGCTAGTGGTAAATGCTACAGATATACGTTTGATACTAGTCATAGGCTTGTGTATGTAGTAAATGTCGGAGACACATTTAACAATGCCAATAGTTATCTTTCAATTATTGGTTATGGGTCTGTCGTTAAAGATAGCGCAGCATGTTTGATTGTTGGTAATGAACATGACATGTCCGGAACATTCATGCAATCTAGTATTGTATCCGGTTGGGGAAACACCATGCGAGGTTCATCCGGTACACAAATGACCGCTTCTATACAGGGTATTCATAATTTAGTTTCTCTAAATGGTGGAAATATCGGCATGATGCATATTATCGGTGGAGATAATGTATTTGAGGTTTCACAGATAAATTTTGACGGAATAACTGGTGGGTCTATTATCGGCGAATATAACACATTAGGTGGTTTTGGTAGCGATCAATCACAGATATTTGGAAATAACAATTCCGTAAAAGATTCTACTAGAACATCGTCCATTGGTAATTATAATACTATTAATTTTGCTAACTGGGCGAATGTTATAGGTCGTGAAAACTCGGTTACAAAATATACAGGAGCTATGGCTGGGTATAACCCGACTACTAGCGAGGTCGTTGACGCTAAATGGATGCCAAATGGAGTATTATTGATAAATAATGAGCCTTATGATCTTCCGATTAACCCGTCATCTACCAAGAATTATCCGATGAATCAGTTATTCAGAATGATTGGTCGCGTTAGACAATCTGATCAGGGGTATAATTCTAAACATGATCCATCAATAGAATCCGTATTAGGATATTGTGCATCTACCGATGGTCGTACTTTAATGGATATACCAAAGGCTAATTGGGTAACCGATAATCCCGTTAATATATTTGGTAACTACAACGATTATATTCGTAATATTCAGGGTTTTTATGGTTATTCCGATGATAGGTTAAGCTATCACAATCTTATTATTGGTTCATATAATAAGCTATATGCTTCAGGCACATCTTTTGTCAGCTTAATCGGTGATCATCTTGTTTTCTACGGTAATGCTGGCACATCAGTAAAGAAAAATAAGGGCATCATTTATATGGGTTCTTATAATTCGGATAGCTATGCCGAGGGTTATATAAATGGAGCTACTCCTCAGCTAATTGTCGGCATTGGCACTGCTGACAATGACCGTAAGAACGGTTTCGTAGTGATGAAGAATGGTGTTCTAATTGCTCCGGAGTGTCCGAATGAGTTGAGTGAAGCAACCTCAAAAACATATACAGATGTTCGTAAGCTGGTAATGACCTACGGCTTGGTTATGGATTATGTTCATAACGTATCTCCTGGTACAACCGGTAAGCCTGGGCAGATAGTTGTTACACTCAACGCTGCCGATTGGTCAAATAGTGAACAGACAATAGACTTCTCCGGAGTTGACGATAACTCAGTTGTAATTATTGCTCCTAGCGGAAGTCCTGATCTATTCTATACAGATCGTATATATTTGAAGTCGCAGGGCGAGGGTGAACTAACATTTGGTTGTTTGTTTGCCCCTGCTGAAAATGTAGATGTAAAGGTGGTATATTGGACATGATATTTAATGGTGACGGAGCATTAGATCCTTCTGAGCTTTGGGCATTAATCATGTCAATATGCACATTCCTTGTAACATTTAGCGCAGCGTTTAAGATCGTTGTGGAAGCTATAAAAAAGTTGAGGGCTCCGGAAGTGGATCAGGATAATAAGATAAAAGACATAGAATCAAAGCTGGATGCTCATGATAAGTATTTGGCTAATGATAAGGAGAGAATAGAGTCTATTGAGGCTGGCAATAAGGTCACTCAACAGGCTATATTGGCTTTACTCAGCCATGCGATAAATGGCGATAGTAAAGATCAGCTTGAGAAAGCTAGAAATAATCTGAATGATTATTTAATAAACCGATAAGGTATTGGTACTCTAATCGTACATAAGGTACCTCCGTTGTAATTATGTTACTTGCCTTGAATAGTCCACATATATCATATAAGAGCTAAGCTAGTCTAAAATCGATGACAACGCCAATACCTAAAAATCAAAATCCCCGTGTCCATTATGTTATTTATAGATGGATGAAAGCTCGCTAATTTTTGTCGGCTCCTTTATAGAGTGAGAAAGGGACGATACGTACGTAACAGTCTTAATAAGGTGCGATTCCTTATACGTATATTTAAAAAGGAGGATAATATGGAAATTTTACCTCTTATTTTATTAATTGTGGTTATTTTAGTAGTGGTCTATATATCAGCAAATGATATGGATGAATAAAAGGAGGAATTAATCATGGAAAACAAAATCGATTGGAAAAGAAAACTCTCATCGAGAAAGCTTTGGATGGCGATTGCTGCGTTCGTAGCGGCTGTATACGTGTTCGTTACGCACGATGAGCAGACAGCCGTACAGATCACATCACTTATTATGGCTGGAGGTACAGTAGTGGCATATATTGTCGCTGAGGGCTGGACTGACGGTCAGCATATTTCAGAATAATGGGTTGGATACCATTTAACCCAAACCCAGACGCTAATCGTGTCGGTGATTGCACAATAAGAGCTATATCTTTAGCTACCGACCAAGACTGGGATTCAACATATTGGGATATTGCTTTAGAGGGTTATATTATGAAAGATATGCCCTCGTCAAATGCTGTGTGGTCATCAGTATTGATGTCTAAGGGATTCAAACGGTATATTTTACAAGACGAATGCCCAAATTGCTATACCGTCAATAAATTCTGTACGGATCATCCGACTGGAACTTATGTTTTGGCCACTGGCACGCATGTAGTAGCTGTAAAAGACGGAAATTATTACGACACATGGGACAGTGGTTGCGAAATCCCAATATACTATTTCGAAAAGGAGACGTAAATCAAAATGGCTTATAATTACACAAATCCATTTGCAAATCAGACATTAGTACCTGGATCGGTTGGCTGGTCGCCTAATTATGGAGGTAATCCGCTTCCTAATTCAGTAAATGTTTATCAGCAAAACGACCTTATATTTGTCCTTGACGAGAACGCAGCTCGATCATATCCTGTCGGTAATGGTCAGAAGGTCACCCTCTGGGATAAGAACTACCCCAAATTCTACATAAAATCTGTAGATCAAAATGGCATACCCTCATTCCGTAAATTTTCATTCACAGAGGATATAGAGCAGCCGACTATAGAAACGCCAAAGTCTGCACAGGTCGTTACGGACGAATATGTAACTAAGGCTGATTTTGACGCATTTGCAAACAAGATACTTGATAAGCTTAATGAGAGGCATAATTACAAAAAGCCTCAACAGAATAAGGAGTCTACATAATGAATCCATTATATTCTCAGCAGCAGATGCCGGCTAATAATCCATTGGCTATGCTGGATCAACTTAAGCAAAATCCATATCAGTTGTTAGCTCAGAGAGGATTCAACATCCCTCAGAACTTATACAACCCGAATGATATTTTGCAGTATTTAATAAATACAAATCAAGTAACACAGCAACAGGTCAATAATGTAATGACTATGTTGCAGAGACGATAAGGAGCCTTATTAAATTGTATATCTTTTAGTGCTGCAGCTAAAGAAGATAAATATTTTTTAAGGAGAAATTTTGAACATGACAGAAGATGGTTCAAACAACATGGTAATGCCTGTATCACCTATGGGTAATATGGGTGGTTATGGTTACGGCAACGGCTGTTTCGGAGGCGATTGGGCTTGGATTATTATCCTTCTTCTCGCATTCAACGGCGGTTTCGGCAACAATGGCTTTGGTGGTAATGGCGGAGTTATGCCTTATCTGTGGAACAATCAGACACAGAACGACGTAAATCGTGGTTTTGCTGATGCATCACTGGCAGCTCAGCTTTCAGCTATCCAGGCTTCTCAGGTTGCTGCTGAGACTAATAACGCAAACCGTGCTTTTGATATGCAGATGGCATTCAGCAATTGCTGCTGTGAGAACAGACTTGGAATTGCTAATCTCGGTGCTGATATTGCTCGTGAGGCTTGCTCTGATCGTGCTGCTGTATCCGAAGGTATTCGTGATATTTTGGCCAGCAATAGCGCAAACACACAGAGAATTATCGACCAGATGTGCCAGGATAAGATTGATGCTAAGAACGAGCGTATCGCTGATCTTGAGAGACAGCTCACAATGGCTAATCTCGCAGCATCACAGAATGCTCAGACGGCAACAATCCTTGCTAATAATGAAGCGCAGACAACTGCACTCGAGCAGTACCTCGCTCCTACACCTAGGCCGGCTTATATTGTTCAGAATCCTAACTGTTGTTCTCAGAATTACGGATGCGGCTGTGGCCTCTAATAGGAGGTGCACGCATGGTAGAATTAGTTCAGAGTTTTGCTAGCGAGAATATTGCTCTCAATACTCCCGCTACATTTGACACGACTATCCCCTGTCCTTACGGCCATGTATACCATCAGAATGGAACAGGCACGACAGTTCTTAGGGGAATACCTAAGTGTCCGTGTGATAATATTGCAAGATATAGTGTAACCCTCAATGGTAATATTGCTATTCCGACTGGTGGTGCTGTAACCCCGATCGCTATGGCTATTACTGTTAGTGGTGAAGCAAGACAGAGTAGTAAAGCTATATTTACTCCTGCAGCGGTTGACGAGTTCGGTAACATCACATCCACGACAAGTGTTGACGTGCCTAAGGGATGTTGCTTCATCGTATCGGCTGAGTATGTAGATGCAACTACTGCAGATGCTGCTACAACTCCTACGCCCGTTATCACATTGACCAACGGGTCTATTATAATTGATCAGACAAGATAAGGAGGTAGCAGATGAATACTATTTATAATGTAGAAGACAGAGTCGAAGATGAGCTGAAGCAGATCTGCAAGAAGCCTGAATGGTCTCCTTCAGACATCGAGATGATTTACAAGATGATTGATATTCTCAAGGATACATCAACCATCGAAGCTATGAAAGAAGCTGGATATTCTCAGGCAAGTGCTCGTATGAGCTACGATGACCCTGGAATGGCCTATGCAAATAGAGGTAATTCATATGATGATTACAGCTATCGTAGAGGCAGAGACTCCATGGGTCGTTATACTAGCCGTGATGGATATTCGGGTCATGACAAGGAGTCAATGATAGAGGGTCTTAGAGAAAAGATGCATATGGCTACGAATGAATCTGATAGAGAGGCTATTCGTAGAGCTATTGATATTCTCGAAAGATAAAGGCACAATGGGCTCTAGGGGATTCCTTAGGGCCCATTATATTTTATAAGAAAGGAGCTATAATTATGGATAGCGACTTCGTAGTAGGAATTGATAAGTCTATTGATGCCGCAAAGGGCATTACGGGTAGAGAATACCCTTCATATTTACACAATACAGTTGTTACAGAGAAGCTTGATGAGCTTGCCGAAGCTATCGGTGAAGGTAGCGGAGGTGCAAGTGCTTTGTCGGACCTTACGGACGTTGATATTAGTGGTAGTGTCCAGGGCGGTAAGGTGCTTAAGTATAATGCAGTCGAAGAAAAGTGGGCTCCAGGAGATGACTCTGGTAATGTGCAGTCCGACTGGAATGAGTCAGACCCGACTAGCGGCGCTTATATTCTGAATAAGCCTACCATACCGGCTGCTCAGGTACAGGCTGATTGGGATGAGTCCGATAGTAGTGACCCCTCTTTTATTAAGAATAAGCCTACAATACCCGCAGCTCAGGTACAGGCCGATTGGAATGAATCAGACAGCTCTGATCCTTCTTATATTCAGAATAAGCCTACAATACCAGCTGATCCGGGCATCCCTACTCCCACAGCAAGTGATATCGACAAGGTCATCAAGGTTGAATCTGACGGACAGGGTGGTGCACAGTATACTCTCGGTGTTGGCGGTTCAGCAGAGACTGAGATACCTGGCACCCTTGCTGCTGGTGCATCTACTGTAACCCTTCAGAATGCTGCTATCACTACTAGTTCGAAAATCGATTATTATGCAGATGTATTTGGTGTCCGTCCAATCAATGCGGTTGTTACAGAAGGTCAGATAGTATTGACATATCGTCCTAGAGCTACGGCTACTAATATAAAGGTGGTGGTTTCATAATGGCATGGTATAGATCTATTGCAATTGATACTCCTGATATTGTTAAGCCTGAATTTATAGAAGAGTATAAAGAAAGCGCTATAGGATATACTCAAGCACGAACATTTACTGTTGTTAATCCTGGTTTATATTTTCTTGCTAATTTTGGAACGATTGGCATATTGACATTATCAACATCATCTCAAAATCCTGTATTATATGATATGAACTACGGGGGCCGTACAAACGACAAATTTAGATTAATGCACTTAGATGCCGGTGATACGGTAACATATAGTGGAGATGGTTATAATAGTCAATGCTGGACATATTTAGCTATTCGTATTGTAAATGCGGATTTTTTTACTACTAAATACACTGAAAGAACCGCGACTGGAGCCACTTTGACATATTCTAATGAGATAGACGCCAACCCGCATTTCATATTTTATAAAGTAAATGGCTCGTCAATAGGAACGGACAATTCCAATATTTCTCAGGATTGTAATGTTTTGGATTATGGTATATCTGGCAATGCTTGGTCATCTGCCAAGTGTATAGGACTTGTTAGTAATGATGATTTGGCGTATATTGATGTACAGGGTAATGCAACTTCTGTTGTCTTAGATTTTGTACTTCAGCCCGTTAGCCCCAAAATCACCGGCACGCTCACAGCCGGACAGTCCACTATAACTCTGTATGATCAGAGAATTAGATCGAGCTCTAATATTTCCGTACTTACTAGCAATGGTGCTTGGTACCGTGATATTGACGTCACGGATGGCTCATGCACTATAGAATTCCCCATTCAGGACACTGATATTTCCGTAGAAATCGAGGTGAGTTGATATGGCTATGATTAAGACATGCTCAACCCCTCCTATAGCCTTTCCTGAGGTTAGCGGTCCTATATGTTCATTCAAGGCGTTACAGGAGTTACCTCTTAAGAAGTGTGAGGTAGCCATAAACGCCTGGCAAGAGGGTAGCGGTGACCCTTCTCCTGAGAATGAAAGAGCTATTCACGGCTTTAGTGAGGTTAATACTACAAGGTGTGGTGTTAATATATGGAGCGAAGATTGGGAACTTGGGGATATTAACAACACAACAGGCGAAACAACTCCGAGCAATATTTACATTCGTTCTAAAGACTACGAAATTATAAAGCCTAGTACGCAATATTGTGTATCATTATTTCAAATAAGCGTGTTTTATTATGATGCGAGTAAGGCTTTTATTAGTAGGGTTTTAACAAGCGCCGATAATCAAGTTATTACAACTCCGTCAAACGCTCGTTTTTTCAAGATAAAGAGATACAACACTACTTATAGCAATGATATCTCGTTGAACTATCCTTCGACACAAACGGGATATATCGCTTACACAGGCAACACTTACACCATTCAGCTCGGTCAAGAAGTCTTTGGCGCAGAGGTTGATGTTGTTAATGGTGTGGCGCATGTTACACATGAGATGGTAACATATGATGGCTCGGAAAATGGTTGGACATGGTTTGATACATTTAATCAATCCTCTATACAGTTACCACATAATGCCGTTTATGAATATTTAAATATAACAGGGTATATATCGGATTACTTTAAATCTGTAAGTAATGCAGACCGTAATAATAATGTTGGTAATTATTGTTCATTGGTTGGTAGTGGTTCTCAAGTGGCTTTTTCGTCTTCTGAAACTTCTTTGAACAATTTTAAGTCTTGGTTATCAAACCATAATACGACTTTTGTTTACAAACTTGCCGAGCCATTCGACATTCAGTTGACACCTACGCAGATAGAAACTCTAATCGGCAACAACACTATCTTTGCAGACACAGGCGATACTACCGTACAGTATATTAAGATAGGAGGCTAACTATGGATGAAGTTTATAAATTACCTAAGATAGCATTCCCTGAGGTTACTGGCAGCACTGTATCATTTTACTCAGAATACGATGGTCTGCCTCTTAAGAAGTGTGAAGTAGCCATAAACGCTTGGCAGGAAGGTAGCGGTGATCCTTCTCCTGAGAATGAAAGACCTATTCACGGCTTTAGTGAGGTTAATGTCAAGGCAAACAATGTTGTTTACACTATTCAGCTCGGTCAAGATGTTTACGGCGCAGAGGTTGATTTTGTTAATGGTGTGGCGCACGTTACGCATAAGAAAGAAGTGTTTGACGGTACGCAATATGTTGACTTGGTAAATTGGAGACCGAAAGCAAACTCCGTCGGCTTTTCTATATATACAGCAACACGCGCAAAATTACCCACAACGGCAATGACAATAGCAAACATTATGTCTGATAAACTTAAATCAGTATCATACGACACTATATTTTCAAACAATATAGATAGTATTGCTTTGTATAGTCGTATGGTAAATACGGCATTATTTTTTAGAATTACTGACACATCTTTGACGACCAAAGAATTAGTTAAAACTTGGCTGTCAAATAATAATATTAGTGTTGTTTATGAACTTGCCAATCCATTCGACATCCAACTCACACCTACGCAGATAGAAACTCTAATCGGAAATAACACTATCTTCGCAGACACAGGCGATACTACCGTACAGTATATTAGGGTCTACTAAATTTATAAAGGGTGTGTATAAAACATGCCCTTTATTTTTTTCGCGGGAGAAACATCTCGGTTAATAGACCAGGAATGGTACTATTATATTTAAAACGGAGGACAAGAAAATGAAAGTTGGTATAATTTTTAGAGAGCATATTGAGGAACCATTGAAAAAGCATATTCATGATGCTGATAGTATAACTATTGGTAATGAGGCTATTTTAATAAGGAATGTTGATGGATCTCATAAAAGCTATGACAGATATTATGACAGTTTTATACAAATAAAAATGGTTAAAAACACTGGGGATTAAACATCCCCTTTATTTTTTCGCGCAGGAAACACCTCCTATAATAGAACAGGAAGTTCATATTAAAACATTATTTTTAGGAGGAACTTAAAATGAAAAAGATTATTGTTTTAGTAATGGCAATGGTTATGGCATGTGCAACATTTGGTTGCGCAAAGAACACGAAGGGTCTTGATAAGGCCCTGGGAACAACAACTGTAGTTCATAGCTACAGCAAGAAGACAGGTGAGAATCACTGGAGAACAACCAGTGACGGATATGGTTACACCGACTCAAACGGTGTATATCATGGAACGAGTGCGGCAATTAGCTTGCACTTAATAGCAAACCCAGAAGAGGAAATAACATGGGTTGACGAGGAAAATGGATGGACTGGAACGTCCACATATTACGGTAACTTTTTACACGGTTATCGTCACACAACTGGATTACGTCAGTTGTGAACTTAACGTGGCTGAGCGACCACATTAAAAACCGCTCTTTTATTTTTTCGCGCTTAAAACACGCTTCTTAATGAAAGTGCTTATTATAAAAACAAGGAGGTAATAAAAATGAAAGAAGCACTAGTATTTGCCACCGCGATGGTGGCGTTAACGATGATTATTATGTTATTCTGCTTGGGTTTATCCCAGGCAATTTAAGAAAGGAGGCCCTATAATGATTTGGGGTATTTTATTAATTATATTGGCGATCATAGTATTGCCAATTTTAGTAATGTCAGGTTTATTGGAGTTATTATTTAACCCAGTAGTAGGAATAGTTATGATGATATGCATAACAGCGATTATTATCGCAAAGATTATAAAGAGGTGATAAATATGTATGATTTATTAGAAGCCATCTCAAAGATGGTAGAGAACATAGAGATTATGATGATATTTACGATCATCATAGGAGTACCGGCCCTTTTGTGGTTCGGTATTAATGAAATGGCCAAGATGTTGGCTGATAGATTTTACGCTCGCCTAGAAGAGCGTAAGAGACAACGAGAGTATGACGAGATGATTACTCGTCATGAGGAGAAATATCATGCAAAGTGATACAAATAAGGGACTGTTGTGAAACAGCCCTTTTATTTTTTCGCGTCAAAAACTAGCATCTTAATAGACGGACAACAAACTATATTTTGGTCCGTGGAGGTGACAAATGATATTTTTAGGAATTAGTTTAATAATTTCAGCTGCAATTATAGCAGCAACAGCAATATTCTTATTTAATAAGAGTATAAAAATGTACAAAGAGACTTACAGTAGTCTCTTTAAAGATGACCCGGTAGAGACACCGGATAGCAGCGACAATGCTGCAAAAGATAAAATCGTCGATATTGAATTCGGCGGATTCTAATTATTACGTGGCTGAGCGACCACATTAAAAACCGCTCTTTTATTTTTTCGCGTAGGAAACGCATCTTATAATAGAACTATATATTATAAAAAACGGAGGTATTTATTATGTACGAAATGTATGAAGAGTATGAAAGAGAACACGAGCACGATGAAGATCGTGACTACAAGGTAAAGGTAATTGAGGCCCAGGAGACGGGCCAGTATAACGAGTGGGATTAATTCCCACTTTTATTTTTCGCGTAGAAAACGCACATCTTAATGAAGGTGATAGGTATATTACTAGTTGATATACTTGTCACCTTTTAATTTTTTGGAGGTGATAAAATGGGATTGGCGAGAGGTGGATCAAAAACTTGTGACGTTTGTAAAAAGAGTTATAATGTAAATTATGTATTTCACAAGATAAATTTCTCTTTGGTACGTAATGCAGGTAAAAATGGATTGGTTCCATATCCGAACGAAGCGGATGCAAAATGGCAAGCGTCAAAACGTATTAACAATGTGATTGTTTGTGATGAATGCTTTTTTGATATTTTAGAACATTGTTTTACATAAACGGAGGTAACAAAATGACAGATTTGGTAGGAGAGCACTGGAAGACTTATACAAATCTTGCCGGCGCTATTGTAGAGGCGCAGATAGAAGATTACAAAACATCTGCAGAAGAAATTAATTATATTCTGTCCAAAAAGGAGTGGACAAAGTATGATTACGAGATTTTATTAAAGAGATTTAGCACAATCAAGCAGGCATCTTTATTCTTTAAGAGTGACTGGTGTGCAGCTCTTAGTGTCGGTACAGGCTGTGACGGGTATTATATTCTTGAGAAGCTTAAGCAAGAGTACCCATTTGATGCACAGAAAGTAAAAAAGATACTCAATAAGATCTATGGGGAGGAAAAGAATGGATAAGAAATGGCCGGACGAAAGCCGTCTAAAACCAATCTTTCATCGCGTGCAGTACGATTGTCTTCAACATCAAAAGGATAAAAAATGCCCCGAGTGCTTTTATTATAACGATAAAGGCCCGTATGAGCATCACGACTGTATATTTTACAGAATAGGCATGGGTCGACCTGACATGTGGGATATGTCTGATTATAAGGAGGATAATTATATGGACGATATAAGAACTGAGGTAGCTAATCTTATTTGGGATATCTGCAAGATCTCACCAGAACATGGTAATGCCGTGATGGATATTATCGGTAAGGAAGCATATGAGCGAATTATGAAGGAGGCTAAGAATGACAATTAACTTAACGGCCATAATAATTTGTGCAATAATTTGTTCAACAATTGTAATGTTATCTTATATTAACAAGAAAGGAAAGTAATTATGAACAACTATTTTTATCTTTGTGACGGTAAGGCATGCAGCAGAAATTGTGCTGAGAATGGTTTCGATGGCTGCATTCACACTAAGAACGAAGCTCACGCTAAAAATAAGATCAGACGTGAGCGCAAGTTTGTTAAGGAAGGCGGATTCATGGTAGAAAAGGAGGAGTAAATGGCTGAAGAACAAAGAGCTATAGAAACCCTAATAATGGCGATAGTGGTATTAACTGTTGCCATTATATTTTTTTCACACACTGCTTCTGATGCATTGAGCGTTAAGAAGGATACAGTTATATTCTCTAAAACATTAGAGATTACTCCTGAGCGGTCTTATGATGATCAGAAGACGCTTGATGCATTTAAGCACAAGCAAAAAGAGTTATATTTATGTAAGAGTATGACTCAAAATCAGTATATTTGGCAGTTCCTCACACAGGAAATGGAGCTTAGTGATGAAGCCGCTGCCGGTATATTTGGCAACATGATGGTTGAGTGCGGAGGACGATCATTCAACCTACAACCCTACATATATTCACCAGGAGGGAGCTATTATGGTATATGTCAATGGTCCACAACCAATCATCATTCTGGAATTCGGGGAGGAACTCTTGAGCAACAACTTGAATATCTGCGTGATTCAATCGAATCGGAGATGGGATCAAGCTGCTATAGCAGATTTGAAAGCGCAGATACGGCTTCAGGAGCGAGTGTTATATTTGCACAGTGGTACGAGCGATGTGAAGACCCCTACGGACGACAAGAGTGTGCAGAGCGAGCCTACGAACAATTCTGCTGAAAGATAGGAGGAACAAACATGATTTGTCCATTCGCAAATTGTAATGAACGTTACGAACGTCATATATCATATGACAATAATGGTCACGTTACTAAGATAGAAAGCATAACTCAAGCAGCGCCTTCACGGTGTGTTGGGTTTCAATGCCCGTTTTATATTCCAGCTGGTGAAATAAGCACAACAGAGGAATGTAAAAGGGTAAACATGATGTTAGGCGAATAAAAGATATTTAACGGAGGTATCTTATGAAATATGTAAAGAATTGTCCCGCAGTAGCTAAGCGTTCCACATTCTGGAATGTAGAGAGAGTTAAGCGCGGACTAACTTATCCACAAATTAGCGTACATATGAAGTCATCTTGTGGAATAAGTAAGCATCCGAGCAGTTACGGACGTATATTTGTAGGTATCGATATGCCTGATACAGACACAATAGCTGAATTATGCAGATGGTTCAGCGAGCTCGGCGATGAAATACCATTCGAGGTTGGTAAGGACGAGTTTTATAAGGCTCATATTAGCTATAAGGCCGAGAATCCTAAAACAACAGTTGTTAAGTATGATAATATTAAGGGGGTTGAGAGGATGACGGAGCATAAAAGTGGCCCTAGGTGTTCAACAGCAATTGGCAAGCTTATCCAGAATAATGGATACAGTATGCCTGAGATTGCTGATAAGATCGGTGTAAAAGTCTATACGTTTAAAGATTATGTTAGGGGTAAAACAAAGGTTACCGATGATGTCATCATTGATGTAACTGAGATCCTTAACAACGACCCTGAGAACATCGAGCGTCTGTTTAATGAGGCTTATGACCAGTATCATATTGACCCTAAGCAGATTACGGTTGATGATATTCCTAAGGAAAAGCCGGAAGAGCCCGAGCAGATTGCAGTTGAGGATACTCCAGAAGAAGGACCCCATCCGGACGATGTAAGGCCTATAACCGGTGAGCATAAGATTAATGTTATGTTTGCCGATATTGACGAGAAGTACATTCCATTATTCGACTATATCATTAAGTGGGTTACAGAGCCTAACTTGAAGGATATTGTGGAGCTTATGAATATCTTATCCGCACCCAGATTTGATGTGTTTGAGGTATTGTCATGGGCATACGATCATACCACATGGGGTGGATATACACGTATAGTCACATATATGACAAAGAAAGACTATATTCCGTCTTATCTGATTGAGGATTAATTAATCATTGGTACTCGGTAGTGCTAGTTCCTTGTATAATATGTCACTTCCGTTTTCCGAGCTAAGCACCGATAAAAGTCACTATCGGAGGCCAATTTTATATTTAGAAAAGGAGTAATAATAATGAGAATTAAAGATTTTAGTTGGTCACATACTGTTGGTGATCGCCCTAGCGTTGACTTATGTCTTTCTGACGTAACATCTGACGAATTGACAGCATTACGAGATTTTGCTCTACATGGAGACAGGATTAAAATAGAATCAAAAGAAAATCCAATCACAATGGTTGATATGTATCCTAGTGACATCATTTATGGATATAGTAAAAGAGATGTGGAGGTGACATCAAAAATGCATGGAGTAAGAAGAATCGAATTTACACCCAGAGACATCCGGGTAAAAAAGGTTATTTACCACAACCCTGCAACTATCGTATTCTGGTCCGATGGCACTAAGACAGTAGTAAAGTGCGGTAAGGGCGATACGTACGATAAGGAGAAGGGCTTTTATATTGCTTGCGCCAAGAAGTTGTTTGGTAATGATTACAAGGCTGTGGGCAGAATGAATAAGGCCCTTGAGATGGCTGTTACACAGACAAAGCTTGAGAGGATGACAATGGACGACGTTCTATTGCCAGAGGAGGAGAAATGAGTAAGATAGGTAATTATCCTTCTTGTGATCATCTGAATAATGCATTAAGAGATTTGCTTTCGGATAATCCAAATATTCTATCTGCAATTAGCGAGATAACGTATGCCATTCAAAAAGCTGATGGTTATTTTCATGCAGATATTAATGAAAAGCTTAAACATTTTTTGGATAGGTCACAGAACGAAGAAAGAATATATAGCGATATGAAGCTCATAAAAGATGCTATAAATGATCCTAATAAAAATGGGTTTGATACTTGCAGACTTATAAAGAGCATTACGGATGAGTATGATTTTAAGGAGGATAAGAATGAAAGAATGTGAAATAACCAGAAAAGGAAAAGGATATGTTTATGGTGACTATTTGGTACGAGACATTCATGTGCTAGACAAAAATGGTGATCTAAAATATATTTCAGGATCAGAATTAGTTTTAACAAAAGACGAATTTGTTAAGTGCTATAATGCTTGGATAAAGGAGCCAAAAGATGAACACATTACACTTAGTAGTGACGACACTATGTGATAGAAATTGTGCCTGGTGCTGTAACAGACAATATGATATTAAGAACTTAGAGTACGTTACGGAAGAAGATCTTAGATGGGCTGATATGCTCTGTTTAACAGGCGGTGAACCTTTTGAGTATGCTAATCCGTCTAATTTAGCATATTATTATAAAGAAACATATAAAAATATTAAAAGTGTTGTTGTATATACTAATGCGTTTGAGCTTTATGATCATTTAGTTAATGATGGATCTATTGACTATATAGATGGTTTAAATATATCTATAAAAAATGATATGGACTTTTCCTGTTTTAATAATCATATTTATCCCAATATTCAAATAAATTGCTTATCTATGAATCGTGTATACAATTTTACAGATATGGAACCCAGAAAGAATGATAATTTCGAGTACATCAAGCGTGAATGGCAGCGGAACTTTGTTCCAGCACCTAATTGCAGATTTAAGAGAGGTAATTGATATGGACGCTGATGAAATTTTTGAAATGTATGATGAACTTGAAGTTATTTTAAGACGTCATGGTTTACAAATAGGAACAATGACCGGTACTTATTCTAATCCTATATGTTTAAAGATTACCATCGAGGAGCGCGATAAGGAGGTACAGAATGAATAACACTTGTTATTGGGGGACAAAAGACACTCACGCTCACACGGCGCAATGTCTTACTACTTGCCATAACCCGAAGGTTAGAGCCATTGTTACTGATGAATACTGTAGTGTTTGTCCTTATAGAGAGGAGACTAAGAATGATTAAGTGTTTAGTTGAAAAACTATATTACAAAGTATTCCCGGATAGGGTGCACGACCACGAGCTCGCATGGATGCCGATCCCTGTTATTGAAGAAGAACGCTATCGTCCTGAGAAGATAATGGCTGAGGTTAAAATTCCTCGTGAACAATTGATTAAAGGTGGGCCTCCAATTGAACGGATTAAAGAAGACTTAGCCGTAAATCTTGTTGACTATGTAAAAGAACACATGACGATTGAATGTTATGATGATCCTTTATATTCAGGTCGTCTATATCAAGGATATATAAGATTCTTAAGGGAGGATAAGAATGAATGATGACTTAATCAGTAGAAAAGAACTTAGAAAGGCATTCAAGGAAAGCGGATATTTTACAGGCCCACAACTTCATTGGGTAAGATTGGTAATTGATCTTGCTCCGACAGTTGTTACCAATGCTATTTTGGAAGCATATTTAAAGATAACAGATCAAGAGTTTGAACATTCTAATGGTTTTTGGATAATGACACCAAAAGGTAAAAAGATTTACTTCGAGAAGAAAAGACCACAAGGCGAGTGGATAATCACGGGAAAAGAACAAGGAGCACTTGGAATTATTTATAAGATAAGAAAATGCTCAGAGTGTGGTTGGGAACATAGTTTAGTAATTCCTGATAATTATTGTCCTAATTGCGGAGCGGATATGAGAGGAGTAGAAAATGACTGACGATTTAATCAGCCGTGAGGCTTTGAGAAAAGTTATATTTTCAAAAACGGATGGTATGGAAGATTTGTGGGATACGGCGGGTGTTCTAAATGTAATAAACAATGCTCCAACGGTATTACACGATAACTATTCTATGGGTTATCAGGATGGAGTTAAGAAGGTAAATAGTGACACCATAAAATTCAATAAAATAAAGGCACTCATTGACAATTGGGCCGTTGACGATGATGAACACGAGCTATTAGAGAAGATATCTGATATTGTTAATGACACGGAGGTAGAAGATGAATAGCGATATTAAAATTGGTAGCACAGTGCGGCTCTTATATTGGAGAGACAAAGAAGTACACGATTTTGTTGTTACAGACATTTTCTTTGAGGGTCATATGATTAGCTATAAGACTATGATAAAGGCAAAATACTATTCAAAAAAGTCTGATCGCTGGTTTATTGAAACTTACTTTATTGTTGATTTCTTTGACGCTATGCATAAAGCCAATAAAGCGGACAAGGAGGCCAAGAATGAGCTTTGCAAGAAAGATGAAACGAAAAGGCTTAAATAAAACAAGCTGTTGCGGAGGACAGATGATGTATAAGGTTTTGGATGATAATTATGGCCTCTATGTTTGTCGAAGATGCGGAAAGGAAAAGCGAATCAAGAAGGAGGCTGAAAATTAACCCCATTGGTACCGGTAAAGCACGCACAACTACATATACTACACTCCTATGATGCATCCCGGTTAAATACACTCTAAATTGCTTGAGTGAAGCCAATTTATATTTAGAAAGGAGATAAAAATGGACGGAGATGGCATATATGTTACGGCCATTATTTCATTAGCTATAGCGCTTCTAGTTGCTATATTTATAGTGATTGCGAGTAATGAGCCTAAGTTTTGTCCAGAATGTGGGGAAAGATGGGCAGATAATTATGAATATTGTCCTTATGATAATTGTGAATTACTAGAAAGGAGAAAATAAAATGGCTGACGCTAAGAAATGTGATAGATGTAAAAAATATTATGATGATTACCATGGCATAGCGTTTTCTGAAGCAGTACCTAGCAACAAATATGATAGAATGAATTTGGTTCGGGCTGATGATTACGACGGTAGATATAAGCGTTTCGATCTTTGCCCTGACTGTATGACCGCCCTAATAAGCTTTATTAAACAAGGAGAAAAGAAATGTTAATTCATTTACATACCGTACATTTTAACGCCGGAATTGAGACCATCTCTGATATTTGGCTTAATCCGATTAACATTATGCGGGTTATGAGATGTACAACGGAGCACAGTTCTACTAATAGTTATGTATCGATGAAAGACGAATACAATTGGCGAATGATAGAAGTTACAGAGACACCCGAAGAGATCGAGGAGCTTATTAATAAGGAGGTGGCTAAATGGGGCCGAGAATTGAGAAGTATCTAAAGAAGACGAGCAAGGACCATCCTGATATTACATTCCGGATTGAAACCAAGTATGGATTCTATGATGGTGTAATGTTAGGCGATTTTTGTTCTCTTGAGGCGGAGTCATCGGAGGCCCATTCAAAAATATGGATGCCATCTAGAGTTATTAATGAGGACGACATGGAGAGGTTCTCGATTTATATTAATAAACTCATAAAAAATGTAGAAAGGAGCTTTTTGCATGAGTGAAGAAAGAGAAGTAACGTGGGTTGACAACAGACTGGCTGAGGAGCATTATGATAATGATCAGCCGATTCCTGGTAAAAGTGAAGAGTATATTAAGGGGTATCGTAGAGCTTGGTATATACTTGTTACTGAGGATTTTGATCGCGCATTCGATTGGTACGAATACCATGAGAATGATGCGCCTAATAAAATTGCATGGTCTAAGGACTACTCGCTTGGATATTTGGATGGTGTCAGCGAGTACCTTAATGATGAATTAACTAGGGTAAGGAAGGAAAAAGAAGACATCGACAGATTACTTGATATTTGTCGATTAGAAAGAGAGACACCTACAGAGGATGATATAAGCAAAGATGACTTATGAAACTGTAATAGTATTGACATGTCCAATATGTCATACACAATCTGAATTCAAATTATTTTATGAATTCAATTATATTTGTAAAAACTGTGGTTTTAGGTTTGATAGTATACAATTAAAATTTAAGGAGGACACAACAAATGAATGAAAATGAGAACGCAGTAGAGCAGCAGAACGAGCCCGAGAAGGTTATTGTACAGATAACTGGTATTTGGGGTAATGAGTACAATCCACCGAGTGATCGTGGATATTTCGGCCAGACAGTTATCCTTACGCCTGAACAGATCAATGGTAAATTTAAGTTTGCTAGGGAGCAGTTCATACGAACACTTCAGGAGATGCATATGGAAGCTAATCAGGAGGACGCGACAAATGGAAGAGAATAATAGTATTATTGAGAACGCTAAGGAGTCTATTTGTGCTGATACTGGCATGACTAAGGATCGTCTGGAAGAGCTTAAGGGCATTGGCCAGGATATTATGAATTATGTTAAGGAGGTATTAAAGCCCGTTGAGAGTAATTTCGAACGCGGGTTTATCCTTAACATGATTAGCGAGAAGTGCGGGTATGTGTCTAGACTTTATATTGTTGACGCTATGGACTTCAATGCTAATAAGGATAATGAGACTGAACCTTCTTGATATTCGCGTCAAAAACGCAGCGCTTAATAGAGGACTAGGGTAACAGGTCCTTAATATTTTTACGGAGGTAGAACATATGGAAGATGTTCAGAATCAGAATGTGGTATTGACAAAAGAACAGTTTGATAAGCTCATGGAGCGTATCGAACAATTGGAGACGAAGAAGGAAGAAGATGTAGTCTCTCGTATTGAGAGATTAGAAAAGAGAGACGCTCTTAGTGGGCGTCTGGATAAGCTTGAACAGATCAAGCCGGATCAGACACCGCCAACATTTTCAGGCGGTAATATGGGACTGTCGGTCCCGTATAATCCACCAGCCAAAAAGAAGGATAGTGGCTGGGCTACAGTAGGTAAGATCGCGATTGGCGCGGGTCTTACAGGTATTGCTTGGGCGATATGCTCAGCGATAGGAGGAAGCTCTGGGGGTGGTAACACTTTTGGAGGAGATATGCCCAATTGAATAGAAACGGAGGTGATTGAATGGGTAATGATATTTCATATATCTCGATAGAACAATTAGAATTTCTACGAGATCAACATTACGTGTGGTTATGTAACACACGTATTGACCATCCTTGGTATAATAAGGTCAGGGATGAGTATGAGATGTATAACAACAAGGTTATAGAATATTACGACAAAAAGAAAGATCGTAATAACAAAATAGTCGTAGCCCTATTAACGGGCGCAACATCGTTAGTAAGTATTGTTACTATCGGTGTAATATCGAATAGCTCTTGGGGAGCTAAGTTCGGTAATGGACTAAAAACGTCTAGTCGATTTATAGGCTAGATATTTAGGGTATGTGGAAACGCATACCCTATTATATTTCTCACATAAGAAAGGAGCCAAAATGGGAGAAAGCAATGTATTTCAGAAAATTGAAGTGCACGAAAATGACGGCACGCGATCCGTACTCAACATCACGCACTACGAATCACTCAATGACGGATACACATATTTCTACACGTCATATGGAACAAAGAGAGCGTTGACAAATCGAATCACCGGCATATATTCCAAAGGAATCAAATACTCAATTGTATCAGAGATCGCCGGTAAAGGAGCCGCATTGATCACTGTAGGGTGTATTAAAAAGCCCCTTACGAACGCAATTATGAACGCTTGTCCTTCACAAAACCCTATAATTAAGGGTTGTTGGAAGGGTGCAGCAAAAGTAACAACTTGGGCAATTGCTGGCGTTGCCGATAGGACTGTAACACATGCAGTACAAGAGGTAACACAGCCATTTGTCGATGGAATGAAGATGGGTCTTGATATTTCCAAAAAGATTATCGAGAACGTCAAAAACACAGTAAAAGAAGAGCCTCAGATGAAAGAGGTCTTCGAAGAAAATACAAATATTTAATTAAAAGGAGAACACAAAAATGGAAGAAGTAAACAACACAAACAACGAGAAGAAGCAGAATGTATTTAAGAGATTTGGTGCTTGGTATAAGGCTAAGTATGAGGCACATCCGGTAGCCACAATAACACTTACAGCACTTACTGGCACAGCAGTAGTCGGAGGCGGTATTGCGGCTGGTGTAGCAATTTATAAGGCATGCAAGCCTGTAGAGTCAGCAGCAGAAAATGTGAAATTGCTTGGTGATGGTCTTGAGGGCATTTCACCTATCGCGTATGATCTGCCCGACGAGTTGGGTTTTGACACTGTTAAGATCGTAAACGGTGCTGGTGAGGTCCTTGCGGACGCAGCTGACATGGGTGGCGATTATATTGTCGCTGACCATTTCAACATCGATAATGTCAAGAAGGTCATTGAGGCTGCTGCAGAGGTCGCTGATACGGCGAGTGAAGTAGTGGTTGAGACTGTTATTGACGGCTAATTGATATTTAATAGGCCATGCGGAAACGTATGGCTTATTTTTTTAGAAAGGAGTTTTGTAAAATGGATTTAAATCGTCTTATAAATAATACTAAGCGATTTTTCATTAATAATTCAGGCACTATATTGACCATATCATCTGTATCTTTAGGTGTTTTGGCTGTTGCTGAGGCTATTCATGCCACTAGTAGAGCAAAAGATATTATTGATGAGCTCGAATATGAGAAATTTGAGGCTTTAGGGTGCCCTGAGGACGACACCGATTACACTCTTACTCGATCTGAGGTAGCAAAAAGTGTATGGAAGTGCTATATTTGGACTGGACTGTTATTATCTGGGTCAGTTGTTTGCGGAGTGGCAGCTCACCGAACTGATAATAAGAAAATTCAGGCCGCATCACTCGCTTATGGCTCACTTTTAGAGACATATAATACGTATCAGGAGAAGATGCGTTGGGTACTCAAGGACAAAGACGTACGTGCGATTAACCATGAGGTCATGCATGATATTGTCGAGAGAGATAAGGCCGCTATGCCCGAGCATATTAGAGATACTATATTTGCCGTTTCGGACGATACGAAGGTGCTATTTAGAGATGTATATAGTGCTAAGACAGGTAGTGGATATTTCAAGCGCTCGATGGAAGAAGTGCGTAGAGCCGAGGGTAAATTCAACCGCATATTGCTCGATAATGGTAGAGCGACCATAAACGATTGGTATGACTGTCTTGATATTGGTCATTCTGAATTGGGTGACTATTTTGGTTGGGACTGGGCTGAGGTTGGCCCGTTATTTGCTGTTGGTGTGCCTGATGATATTAACATGGTCGAAGATGTAGCTGTGGTATCTGGACTTGGATTAGCCAGAGATCAGTATTCTAAATTCTTCGAAATGCCAAAAAAGTTATATTAAGGAGGCCAACAAATGGAAAATAGACCAAATGTATCTGTGCCGGTTAGTGATTTAAATAAATTTCCTAACGCGTCATCAACACTTAAAAGGAGACCCACTGAAGATATCCCCAAGGCTAAGCCAAAGCAGGAGCAGATCGTTAAGTCTGATCATGTGTCTGTTAAAAAGCAGTCAGCTTGGAAAAAGGCTAAGCATAGGATTTTTGAGCAAGAGGGCGCAGAATTAAAGAATTACGTAGTGAATGATGTATTGATACCGTCAATTAAGGACACAATTAGTAACATAGTTGCTAATGGTATTGATATTTTGTTATATGGTGAGGCCCGACATACCCTTGGTAAACGCCAGGGTATATTAGGCGGAGCCACGAGGTATGGTAATTATGTTTCTTATAACTCTATTAGTAGTGGCAAGTCTAGTAACTCTAGCGCTCATCCTAGTATGGGTAGTAGCGCTGGTATTAGATCTCGTCTTTCACTTGACGATTTCATTTTTCAAAATAGGCGGGAAGCTCTTGATATTCTCGATAGGATGTCTACTCTTCTTACTGATTATGGTATTGTTACTGTAGCCGATTTGTACGATATGTGTGGCCTTAAGACCCCATATACGTTTAATAATTACGCTTGGAAGGATTTAAGTACAGCAGGAGTGTCACTTACTAGAGATGGATATTTACTTAATCTCCCTACTCCCCAGGCATTAGATTAATGGAGGTATTTATGATACAATCTCCAAAATGGATATTTGAGCAATTTTGTAATATGTTTCCTCAGTATGGATCTAGTGAGAACATCACATATTATCCGAGAGGTAACAATACTATAAAAGTTGAATTCAAAAACCCCAACTTCACAACATTGATATTCTCATACGTAAACACGAGAGATTGGAAAATTGTCACTGAGACTCGTAACTCTTCTGAAGAAAATGCGTTAGAGACATTACGTACAGAACTATCAACATGTCAAACAAATTTTAAAAATTACAAAAGGAGCGTTAAAAAATGAGTATTTTAACAAAAGCAGGAAATTTCATCTATAAGCATAAGTCAACTATATTTATTGTAGCTGGTATTGGCCTTGGAGCTGGATGCATTGCTACAACAGCCATCCAGACAGTTAAGGCTTGCGATATTATTGCTAATGCAAATTCTGAGCTTGATGATCTTGATATTGTCGAGGAAGACGATGAGATGATCAAAATCAAGAAGGAAGTGCGCAGACGTACGACAATGTCGCTCATTAAGACATATGCAGTGCCGGCAACTCTTGGCGTTGGTTCTGTAGCTTGTACACTCGCAGCATTCAAGATATTGTCCAATGAGAAGGCCGCAGCAGTAGCAGCTCTGTCAGCCACCACAGCAGCATTTGAGAAGTACAGATCTCGTGTTATTGAGAAGTATGGTGTTGAAGCTGATTACGAGTTGTATAACGGTAAAAAGGAAGTCACAGTTACCGAAAAGGACGGTACGACCGTTACCAAGATCGTAAATGACCCGATCGATGATAACTGCTACACAAAGATATTCTCATTTGAGACTTCTACTGAGTGGAAGAGCACATGGAGACTTAATAAGGCCTTTATCGATTATTATGAGAGATATTGGAATGAGCAGCTCCATAAGAAGGGTTATGTAACATATAATGAGGTTATTGAGTCTTTGGGATTCAGCCGTAAGGTCGGTGACAATATGACCGAGACATTTATTCCTAACGGTATTGGTTGGGTATCTGTAGAGAATGTTCCTGAGGAGCTTGAGGGCCAGTTTGACACATTTATATCTTTTGCACCTGATGATTATGGTATCACATTTGAGACTGAGGGTAAGATATTTGAGGACCCTGGATATGTTCTCAGATTTAACTGTTATCCTATTGACGGTTTGCTGATGAGAAAGGCAGAAGAAAAGGGCAGAGCTAATCATTGAAGAAGTGGTGAGAGCGCGTCAGATTTGATATTTGACGCATTTCTCATTAATACTGGATTACTAAGTAAAGGAGACTATCATGAATAAATTAATTTGGATTGTTGTGGCTGGTGTTGTAGGTGCTGGCCTCGGAGGCGGTGCAGCCTATTTATATTTGAATAAGAAGTATGACGTAGTGTTTGAGAAGGAGACGGCAGCTGATAAGGCCGAGATCGAGGAGCTCAAGCGAATCAATTATGAATTCCAGAAGGCACAGGCTAACAAGTTATATTCTAAGAAGGAGGATTTCTTTAAGGACGAAAAGGTCACAAAGATTGATCCGGATGACTTAGTTGTTGAAGAAAATGAGGACGACGATTTTGATGCAGAGCCCACAAAGAAGTCTGGAGAGATTAGATTTATATCTAAGAAGGACTTTGATGATGACGATGATTATGAGAAGGAATATTTTGAATTCTATATGGGTGATGGATCAATCGTACAGGACGACGAGCTTCTTGATATTGAGGAGTTTATTGAGGTCTGCGGAACTGCGGCTCTCTCATTATTGAAGAAGGATAAGAGTCTTGCAAGATGGAGTAGTGCCGGTGACAACGAGCTTTATATTCGTAATGAACAGTATAGTGTTGACTATAAGATTACTCGTTTGCACGCAGCCTATCCGGATACTAATTAATATTGGGTAATATTATGAATGGATATTTTGACTATTTATTAGAGCTGGTTAATATGGTTGATAGTAATTATACCATATTACTTGATATTCTATATAGAATAGATTTTAGATGGTCCGTTCATAATGACGATAATCGCATTAGTGACGCGATTGAACTTCGCTATAATTATCAGGTGGACTATGGAGTATCTGAAAGTGAGCTAAAGGAGCTACTCCTAGTCCCCTGCTCTGTTATAGAGGTCATTTGCGGCCTAGCAATTCATATGGATGAGATCATGAGAGATCCAGATGAAAGGCACATCGACCGTTGGTTTGTAGAGTTGCTTGATAATTTAGGTTTGATGGACTTTACGGACGATGGGTACAAGAAAGGAGCTTGGAGCCTTGATGATGTGAAGAAAATTGTGGATATTTTCATGGACCGTACGTATGATGAGCTAGGTCGCGGTGGCTTATTTCCGAGGAATATTTGCTCTAAAAATCAAAAAGAATGCGAATTATTTGAACAAATGAACGGATATTTATTTGAATTTTATTGTTAATTTTTGTGTGATAATTTTGAACAAGAATAAAAAATTTTTCATGATTTTTGCGATTTTTTGGAAAAATGTGAAAAATTGCAAATTTGTGACACTTTTGAAGCAAAAATTTTAAGAAAAAATTAGTGAAAAAAGTCTGGAAACGCCTGAAAATAGGGCGTTTGCGGGTTTTGTGACATTGTTACATATTTTTTTACTATTAAGCTCATAAAAATAGTGAAAAATATATATAAATATAGAAGACAAAAAATGCGTCACTTTGTCACACAAGAAAAAAGGAGTTTTTACATGCTTGATTTCGTTGATATTACTTACCGAGTAGGAAAGAAAGGCATGATAGAAATTTATCCAATATATAGAGTAAAGCGAATAAAGGACCTTATGGTCAAGGGTAAATCGTTTTATGCTATATGGGACGAAGCACAGCAGGTTTGGTCTAC